GCACCAAATGTTGATGAAGCTAGACAAATGGAAGCTATGGCTAGAATGCAAAGTGGTGAAACTCCAGTTATGTTAAGAACTGGTTCTGTAGATGCAGTAAATGCAAACCCGACTGGTAATCCAGCTAGTAATCCTAATTTGTTAGCATTAGCATTACAACAAGGCGGACTATTTGGTCAGCTTGATCCTATCAAAGGTATAAAAATCGCACAACAATTAACGCCGATGCCAAAACGTTCTGATTTTACTGGTTTATTTTCTGATCGTCCAAGTGCCTATCAAGAGTATGCAGATACACTTCCAGGACTTACTGCAATAAAATTTGGTCAAATAATAGGTAGAAGTCCTACTTTGCTTGATGCTGTGTTAGATCCACAAACAGCACAATTAGCCGACCCAGTTTTAAAACTGTCTTTACTACAAGCTAAAGAAAAACAAGAAGCGTTAGACAAAGAAGCTACTGCTTTTACAGAAGCTAAAAAAGAAGCACAGAAACAAAGATCAGAAATGATAAAACCTTTGATCACACAAATAGGCACACCTAATACAGAAATTTTTAAAGCGGATGATGGAACAACATTTTTAGTCAATAAAAAGACTGGGGCATCTTCATCATTAGCTCCTGGAGCACCAAAAGTACAATATTTTGAAGGGTTAGGTTTAGCAACAATACAACCTGATGGTAAGACTACATTCCAAAAAGCTGACTTACAAATAGTAGAGGATAAAAATACTGGTAGAAAAGTAGCTTTCAACCCATTGACACAAACAATCGGTCAAACAATAGTTCCAGGAAGAGTAAAGTTAGAAAGTTTTGGTAGCCCTGAGTTTGGTTATTATACTCGTGATCCTTTCAATAATACAATTATGCAAATTGTTGAAGGTAAAACACCTTTAAGTGAATCACAAAAATTGATACAAGATTTTACCACAAACAGAGCTATATTAGCTGATGGCAAATCATCTACAGAACAAAAATTAACTGCACAAACAAACTTAGAAGCTTTACGCCCTAAAATATTTGGACAAGATACCGAGTTTATGAAAGTTGTTAACGAAATGACTGACAACTTTAGAAAAAGTATAAGTGATGATGATTTAGATGGTACGGAACAAGCTGATGTTGAACAAAGCGTTAGAGATTATAGACAAGCATTATTCTCAAAATACTTTGATGCAAAAACAATATCACAATCTAGATTTGATCCTCGTGCTGATGAAAAGAAAACATTTTTAGATATACTGCAAAAGAAAATAGAAAGACGTGATGAAGGGTTAGAAAATGTAACAAAGATGGGTGAACTTGCTAGTGAATCTGGTAAACTGGCTCAAAGCTTTAAAACTGGTTTGTTTGCACCACAAAGATTATTTTTAGGCAAGTTGTTAGATGCTTTCCCACCGATGAAGGCATATGTGGAACAAAACACTGACCCTGATATGTACAAAGAGTTTTTTGGTGGTGGTATAGCTTCTGGTGAAGCTTTAAAATCTGTATCAACACAGTTTGCTTTAGCTTTTGCTCAGTTCCTCCCTGGAAACTTAAATACTGAAGAAATCAACATGATACAGACTGCCGCTCCAGGATTAACAAATACTAAAGAAGGTATTGAGTTACTTACTAAAATGTTTACAAGACAGTCAGCTAGACTACAAAAAGAAAAAGATTATTCAATTAAGGTGTTAGCTGATACTAAATTACAAGGTAAAGATTTATATGTGCATCATGAAAAAATGATGAGAGAGTTTAGAAGGAAGAATAAAATACTCAGCAAAGAAGAAGCAAACATTGTAAGAAACGCAGGACAAAATATACAACCTAATGAGTTTTTCCAATTTAAAGGTGGTAACAGAGCAGGACTTCCAGCATCACCAACTAATGTTAGCATTCATAAAATAGCTAAAAGTGTTATTGATTCCACACCAAGTAATACAGACCCCTTTGATAATTTTAAAGCACAAGCAGTACCAAGAATTAAAACTATTCTAGCTGATAAATTTAAAGAGAAGTTTGGTCAGCCAGGAGATATTGATGCTTTCTTAGACGAAAACACAGACAAGGGCTTGAGCAGATTAAAACAAATGTTTAGAATGGGTCAATTAGATTTAATTGTGAAGGATAATTAAAAGTGGAAGAGTTTGAAGATTTTAGTGGTCCAGAACCAAAATTTCCTCCTGGAAGTCCAGCAATAGGACTAGAAAAAACTGTACCGTTTGATTTAGACCTCAACCTTGATGATATAAAACCGATATATAGAAAAGCAACTGAGGAAGAATTAACACCAAAAACGCCTCAAGGCACTTCACTAGTAGAGGTTCCAGACTCTGATATTTTTTCATTATTAGATGCAGTAGTGCCAGATGCTAGTACAACATCAGATTTTCTTGGCAGTCCATTACTTTTTTCATACACAGTATTACCAGAAAAAGTAGATGGGTATACTGAAGGTATTGATAAAGTTCTTGTAAGTATGAAACAAGAACAAGACCGTGTTGAAAATGTATTGAAAGATGTATTAGGTGAAAGATATCAAGGCATCAATGCAAACACTTTAGAAGGTTTTGATTTATTCACAACTAGACAACAACTAGCTTATAAAGACTTTTTTGAAGATAGAAAAAAATATTTTGAGGATAAATATCCGGGATCAGAATACTTCCGTGTACAAGTTGGTAATAATAAAAGAGAAGAAGTATTTAGTCTTGTACCTGATGGTGAGGTTTATAGAGTAGATCCAAAAGGTGGTTTTGGTGATATTGAGGGAGAGATAGGTGACGTTGTTGGAACTGTTGGTACTGTTTCCACTTTTGGTAGTATTATTGGTTCTTTTCTGCATCCTTTGTTGGGTACTGCTGGAGGATACGTAGTTGGAGACATGATAGATAAACAACTTGCTCAGGAAGGTATTGATGAAAGTAGAGATGAAATATTAGAACAGTTCAGTGGTAGTCAAGTGCTTCAAGGGTTAGTAGAAGGTGTAATAAATCAGTTTGCTCCAGGAGCTGGTAAGTACATTGTAGCTAAGTTAAAAGGTGAAGAAGCTGGAGTGCCTTTTAATATGTTACTTAAAAAAATACCTGAAGAGGGATTAGAAGCACAAAGGTTTGCAGAAAAAGCAGGATTGCCACTATTAGGTGTAGCTCAATTAGCTACAAAAAGTAATCTAGGTTCAAAACTTTATGCTCAGGCGGCTGGATTATCTCGCAGAGTTACTGAATTAAGATTAAATCAGCAAGAAAAAATATTAAAAAAATTAGAAGCTAAAGCAAATGCTCCTGGAGGATTTAATGCCTTTAGTCAGGCTGAGCTAGAAAATTATGTTTTTATGAAGGGAAACCAATACAATAATGATTTATTAAAATTTATGGATGAAACTTTCAATATGAAAATTAATCCTGACAGCACAAAAGTTTTCCAAAAAATTACTGAAGATGCTACAAACCTTAAAAAAGCATTAGATCTACAAATAGATAGAAAGTTTTTACAAGCATCACAAAAAGCAAACTCTGCGGGAGCAACATTTGATTTGTCTCCTGCTGTGGCTAAAGCTAAAGAGTTATTATATGGTATAAGAACAAGAGCTAAACCAGACCCTAAAAACCCAGCAGATAAAAAAACAGTAGGTTTGAATATCCCTGGAGGTGATCTTGGTAATCAACTACAAAGACTTGTTAATATATTAGATCCTACTGTATCAAAATTAGTAACGACTGATCTAGGTGCGACAAAAACTTTTTCAGCATTAAAACAAATAACTACTATTAGAAATGATTTATCGGACTTGATACAAGAAGGTGGCTCAGTAGGCAGACAAGCAAAAGAGATAGTAGAATTAATTGATCAAACGATAACTAACCCTACTGTAAAAAATAATGTGTTCGGTAAGGACATGATTAAGTTCATGAATGAAGGTAAAAAATTATTTGAGTTGCGTACTGGTGTTGTACATAGAAGTAATTTTAAAGAGTTTTTTACTGCTAATGGTAGACTACAACCTAGAAAAGTAGTCAGTCGTATATTTAATGGCGATGTCGATGAAGAGTCATTTGGTTTGTTTTTAGACTTTGTAAAAAATGCTTCTAAAAATAAAACTATGGATTTAGTTTCACAAAAAGTTTTAAAAGATGATTTTGCTAATGCTTTTATAAATTATGCCACTCATAATCCAGGACAAGCTGGAGATGTAATCGGTAAACTTTTACAAAAACAACCAAATCTAATTAAAGAATTATTTCCTTCACAACAAGCTAGAGCAAAACTAGCAAAGTTTTCTAAGGACATAGAGTTTTTAGAGGGATCAGTATTTAAAGAGTTGCAGAAAAAAGCTCTAACAAATCTTGAAACTGCTAAAAGTTTTGTTGAAAGAGCATCAGCAAAAGAAATAGAAGATTTTGTTAATGCTAGTGGTGGTTTTAATGATCCAAAAGTTGCAGAACTTAGACATGCTATTTTAGATAATATATTCAAAAATCCATCTTTAAAAGGCACTTCTCCAATGGCTCCTGGAGTAGAGGTCGTAAATGCCAAAGCATTAGTTGATGAAATGAATCAGTTAACAAACTTTAGTACTGATAAATATGCAAAACTAAAACCTCTGTTTGTTAATAAAGCTAATCCTAAAGAATCTAAAGAGTACTTAAAAAATCTTAAAAACATTAGGAACTACACACATTTTACACAAGAAGCATTAGATACTGGTGGTCAAATGGCTACTGGTGCAAGAGTGGGTGCTTTGATTAACAATTTAGATCTTGGTGCTATAGCTACGATTATGAAAGCAGATTTATTGGCTAAAGCTTTATCTACTCCACCAACAGTTGCACAGTTAGAAAAAGTATTTGGTCAATCAAAGTTTAGTATTTTAAATATAGAAAAACTTACTCCAATATTTAATGCCATTGCTCGTGAGTATGGTTTGACAGATTTTGGTGATCCTGCAGGAAAAGAAGCTCCTGCTGAAGAAATTAAAAGAACTGGTGAACCAATACAAACATCTGAAGTACAAACAAATACAATTACACCAAACACATTAAACCTGAATCTTCCCACGGTGTCAGGTGGTGGTTCTGTTGGTAGTCCTCCATCTAGCACGAACTTTGCCTCTCTGTTTCCATTTGACACTACGGGAAGTGCCATATCAAGTAGAGCAGGGATAGCTGGATTAGTATGAACATAGACCAATTACAAAAAGAATTAAAACGAGATGAGGGTTGTGTAAATGCTGTATATCTTGACCACCTGAATTTACCGACTTGTGGTATAGGTCATTTAATTACAGAGTGGGATGACGAGTATGGCAAACCAGTTGGTACAGAAGTATCAGAGGATAGAGTAAACGCTCTGTTTAAAGAGGATATAAAAGTTACATTAGAAGAGTGTAAGGTGCTTTATGAAAACTTTGATGATTTACCTGAAGAAGCACAACTAATATTGGCAAATATGATGTTCAATATGGGTAGACCTAGACTTAGTAAATTTAAAAAAATGAATAAAGCTATTGCTGAGGAAGATTGGATTGAAGCCTCATTACAAATGGAAGACTCTAAATGGTATCGTCAAGTTACCAATCGTGCAGAACGATTAGTAGAAAGAATGGCTAATCTACAAAAGTTTCCAATAGGTTAAGCGGAGGGTGTCATGGATCCAGCAACCATTGGAGTAGCCATCACAGCCGCGAACACAGCATTCAATGCGATTAAAAAAGGCTTTCAAGCTGGACGTGAAATAGAGTCTATGGGTAAAGATCTTGGGCGTTGGATGTCTGCATTAAGTGATATTGACAATGCTGAAAAGTCTGCTAAAAACGCATCTCCACTAAGAAAATTATTTAAGGGTGAAGAATTACAAGCAAGTGCGATTGAAGCTTTTACTGCAAAAAAGAAATTAGAAGCACAAAGGCAAGAACTTAAAACTTTTATTAATTTTTATCACGGTCCTAATTCTTGGAATGAAATATTACAAATGGAAGCTGATATAAGACTACAGCGAAAAAAAGAAATATATGATAGACAACAGTTTATTAGAAAAATTTGGGAAGTGATAGGTTGGACATTTTTGGCTTTTACTGTTGTTGGGTTTTTATTCGCATTAGCTTGGATTTATAAGGAAAGTAGATGACACAAAAACAGTTACAAAAAAAGTCCAAGTACGCTGAGTATGATTTAGATGGTGATGGTGTCGTTACTGATGAAGAACTCAGTAACATGAAAGATATTAAAGAAACAGAAACTAAATTAAGAAAAAATCTAGCACAGTTACGCATGGCAAGATACACATTAATCGGTATGGGTGTGTTTACCTTAGCTATGTTTCTAGTTCCTATTGAAAGAGTAGAAGCTTTAGCTGATATTAGCAATTTATTCTATATTTCTGGGGCTGGAATAGTGGGAACTTATATGGGGACTACTGCGTACATGACCAAGAATGGGAAGTAATTTAGGGGTACAAACATACACGGAACCCTTGCTCCCATGACTGTATCGAGCTTATACGGAGTCATTTTTTTACTAAACTATCCAATCTGTAACATTTTCTTGTAAAACCACACTTGCTATGTCAATTTTACTTCTCAAGGCTTGTAACACTTTTTCATCTACTGTTTTCTC